GGGCTTAAAGTTTGGAGACTACGCTCACTTCGTTGAACATTGGAATCATGGAACCAGTCGAGATGATCGCTACCATTGTGGCCACACTGTGCCTCTGGGAGATTATTAAGTGGTTCTGCAGGTTGTTATCTCAACGCTTTAAGAGAGTAAGCGTGACAGGGAAGACTCTTGAGGATTACCAACTGGTTGGGGAAGACGTACATTGTAGACGCGTTTACAAGATGACTAAGAGTGACTTTCAATTTGAGAGCATCCGCAAAAACTCGAAACTTGAGGAGACCAAATCGATTCACCAAGACCAAGTGTCCATTCTTGACAAGGAAGGGACTTTCATTGGATATGGTATTCGATTTGAGGCTGGGCTGGTACTACCACATCACGTGTGGCAATGTGCTCGCGGCGGCTTCTTAATTGGTCCTACCGGCAAGCAAGTAGGTTTGGAAGGAAAGCTCACGATGATAAGCACAGACTTAGCCATAGTAGACATTCCCAATAAAAGTTGGTCGACTTTAGGAGTGAAGGTTGCAAAACCTATCCCAGTTGCTGGAAACACTTTTTCAGAAGCGTCAGGAAATCCTTTATTGGATGATGGGATCGTACAATTGCAGGGACACCGATCTTTCGGATACTTAGAACCAGCGTCCTTTGGCATGTTACACTACGGGGGTTCAACCCGCCGTGGTATGTCAGGATGCGGGTACTACGTAGGAGACAAGTTGGCCGGATTACACATTGGTGGTGGTTTGGTAAACCACGGTTACGCCGCGTCTTACATCCAAGCGATAACAAGTCACGGTGAAGCAACTGAGGATTACCTATTAGATCTAGTCAAGCGTAGGAAACGTGGACTGGACTATCGGCGGGTACCTGGACTAGTGGGAGAAGTGGCGGTGTGTTTACCTGGGGGAAAATTCACAGTGATGGAAGAGGACGATGCTCTAGACCTTAATATATTAGGAGAAGAGCTGTTTAAGTCCCCTGAAGGCGCTGTGAGTTATGAGGACCAGGTACTCAAGATGAAGAACATTGAAATTCCATCGGACCCAACTGAAGCTCAAGTTGTTAAAAAGATATTAGGGGACGGAGGCGAAGCTGAGACCGTTGAAGAACTGGATTCGGTTTTTCAGAAACGCCTGGGGGACCAGGCGCAAAAACTGAGAGACGAGCTCCTCGCGATACAAAGCGAAAGAGCAAAAGAATCGGTTCGACCAAAAGTCACGGCACGCGATACGACCCTGCTCGAAGATCAAATTCGAAGCCTGAAAAAGCAATTGAAAGATGTACGAGCGGAAAATCAACAACAACGGGAGAAACAGAAGGAGCAAACTCAAGTGGACCATTTGTATCAGAAAAGTCTACTGGAGAAGAAGAGCCAACTGGAAGAGGAACTTGCAAGTGTGAATGTCTTAGCGTCTTCGAAGAAATACTTAACGACAAGCTCGAAAAGTGCTCTGAAGAGACAGAAGCTACAGGCAAAACGCGCCAGCGAGGAGGAGAGACAAGCCAAACTGCACGCCGAGTTGGACATGTTGAGAAAACTTGTCCCTACACAGGCAACAGCAAGTTAGGTAGTCTTGATTCTCTAAATCCAGAGGTCTCGAAACGGTGGAATGAAATTGTTAACGTCTTGGGAAGAAATCCTGCTGAACAGTATGTGGCACCACCAGACACTGATGCAGCTTTATTAGACTCTTTGTGTTGGCATGGAAGGAAGTTCTGTGAAGTTGAGAGAAATACAGTGGAGCCGAGTCTCAGTGAGTTCAAAGTTGTAGTGACTAGAACTTGTCAGGACTTGGGTATACTCTACAGTGTTCCCGACTACATGAACTGGGAAATCTTTGGGAAAATTCTGAAAGAAGTTGACCCGAAGAAGAGTCCTGGTTTTCCTTTTAAGTCATGGGGTGTTACTACCAACAAGCAAATCTTGGAGAGCAGTACTATGTTAGTTCAATTGTATCGTATGGTACACGAACGACTAGACAGACTTTCTAGGGGGCATGTTGGCGGTGACGACATTAATTTGTTCATTAAAAATGAACCCCATAAGAAGAGCAAGGCAGCGTCTAAAAGGTGGAGACTCATTTCTGGTGTAGGTCTAGTGGACAACATAGTTGATAGATTTCTATTTGGTGGATTGTTGGAGAAAGTGGATGGGCTAGCTAAGCGGATGAAAATTCCAATCTTGGCCGGCTGGGTCCCTTGGGGCGGGGGATACCGCGCTCTGACTAACATCATTGGGAATCCTCAATCTTGCGACAAGAGTGCATGGGATTGGACGATGCAGAGTTGGATAGTTCAGGGTTTTCAACAGATCTTGAGCACGACTCAATGCAATTCAGTCTGGTCTCGCGCTATCGATGCGAGGTTGGCAACGTTGTTTAACGCTAGTGTTTTCCGAGTAGGGGACAGACGCTTCAAACAGAATGTTATAGGAATCATGAAGAGTGGATTCCTAGGGACTATTGTGTTCAATTCTATTGGGCAGATGTTGATCCATCACTTATCTCTCCTCAGAGGTAATGGCAAGCGATTGCCTTACTTTGTAGTAGGGGATGACATGGTGACTGAGAAACAGACACCGGCCTATTGGAGCGCTGTTGAGACAAGTGGTTGTGCATTGAAGGAGTACCAGGAGATCCCTGGTTATCCCACGGAGTTCATGGGTGTTAAGTTCAGCTCAAATATGATTCTGCCTGCTTATCCAGACAAGAATATGTTTTCGCTGCTCATTAAAGAACCCGAAATTCTGAGGGAAGCTCTACGATGTTATCAACTGCTATATTCTCATCATCCATTGCGCGGCGTTGTGGCTGATTTGGCAAAGGCCCACGATGTCCAGATACCTGAGAGTGAAATAAGATCTTGGGTTGAAGGATGGGAAGCTGCGTAAGGACCCTTTCTTGGGGGGGCTACTCTATGCCCGGAAAAATAGAGTTGCTTAGTTAAGAACTCGATTGATCCCCGTAAGGGATAACTAGCTTCGTTCTCATGCTGGCCTAGGCATGACG